CAGCCGCGTTCGCTGATGTCTGGCTGGCAAGGCTGTTTGCCGTCACTTTCCCGGCCCCGTTGTGGTATCCGGCGGGAATCGTGTAGGAGCCTCCCGCGTTCAGCGCCTGGCTTACAGCGCCGCGGTTTGCCATGCCCCCTGTCCGTTTTGTCTTTGCATCCGTATTGTAATACGTCTGGCCGGCAAGCACATGGCTGTCGGCCGCCGTCCCGGTAAGGGTAAGCGTCCCGGTAAGGGGTTCCCCTTCCTTATCCACAATCACCTTCCCGGAGAGGACATCGCCGGCCCCTGCTGTTATCACATCCAGATCCGCCCCTCCGGCCCCTCCCGGGAGCCAAATCCTGCTCATACCCTTATACCCCCTTTAAGCCGACCGTGATATCCGAGGCCGGCTTTTTGTATACCTTAAACGTGGCTGTGCCATTCCCCAGCTCCGCTGTCCCGCTGCACACGATACCATACGCTTTTATGTATGCCTTCTGCGCCGCCGCAGACGCCCCGTCCGCCAGGCCGCTCACTACCATTGGCTCCATGCCGTCCACTGCCCCTGAAACCGCCACGGTCTGCGTAAACGGGGCCGCGCTCCCCGTCCACCCGGAGGCCCGGAGCGTAACCAGCGTCACATGTTCCAGGCGTTCTGCAACGGCCTTTAAATAAACCTCATTGTTAAGCAATGCCTCCGGGACTTTTGCCATTTCTATACCGTCCCCCAGCGAATCCCTGTCCCATTGGGGGATCTCCAATGTAAATTCCGGGGGATTTTTAATTGTGAATGCCATATTCCGTCCCCCTTAAAAGATTTCATCCATGTCATAGATCTGCGGGATGTCTTCATCCTTCCCTTTCCGCATAAACGAACGGTATGCAATCAGTTCCCCGTCTTCGTCAAACAGCCCCATTTCCGAGATTTCCTTCCCGGTCAGCTCCCCTCTTTCCAGGGTGGCCGTATAGCGGCAGGTTGTCTTCTCCTCATTTGCGTATACGTGCGATTCGATGTCCTTTTTTAACAGCTCATTATAGAGCCCTATTTCGTTTCCGGTTGCCAGCTTCGGGATCCCGTTTTCATCCACGCCGCCGTCTCCCCAGGCCATCTTTACGATCGCCGGGAGGGAGGCGTCGCCGGAATGGGCCATACAGATTTTTCTGCGGCCGACTACTGTGATTACTCCCTTGTTTTCCGCCATCTTTTTTATCCTTTCTGCTTTTTTATAAATCATTTTTATAAAACATAACGGCCGCCGTCCAGTTTCCGGCTGCCATCCAGCTTCCATGTCCCGTCCAGACGGTTCAGCTTTGTCATATAGCTGTGCGTTTCCACAGAAATACCTGCGCCTGACTGAACCCGCAACTGCTGTTTGGCCTGCATTTTTTCCGCCGCATCTGCCTGCACATGTACCCGGCCCTCCATCTCCGTCTCCGGCCGCGCTGTCTGAATAAGGCGCAGCCCGGAACCGGATGATACGTCCTTTTCTACAGCACTGTTTACACGAAGCTGCTGCTCTGTATCCGGTCCTGCGGTGGTTCCCCCCTGTATCCGGAAGGTATTTTCTGCCTTTATGTCCGGTTCCGCCTCCCCGGCAAAGCGCAGTTGTTCCTCTGTCTGTATATCTTCTGCGCCTCCCAGGCTGATCCGCAGCTTTGCCGGATAGAAGTCCAGGGAACCGGAGCTGTCATAGCCGTTCAGCCTTCGTGTCCCGTCCAGCTTCCAGCCCCCATCCAGCCTTAAATAGGCCAGGTTATAGCGGGGGAAGAATTCGCCCCGGAAACAAACCGCGTCAATATTATATTGGATCGGGATAGGGAAATGGTTTCTGTACCTGGCTGAAAATATCAGCTCTATGTGCGCAGGCATCATTTTAAATACGGTGTCAAACAGATTCCGGAGCATAATGATATCCTGCTCCAGTATCTGGATCTCTGTCTGGTATGTATCATACCGGCAATCTACAAAGACGTTTTCCTCCCCCACGGTTTCGGCCAGCACTTCTTTCAGTTTCGGAAGCGTGTAGGGAACCAGCAGCTTCCACTGCAGCAATATATTCTTTTTCCGCTCCTCTGCATCCCCGCTGATATAGCGGATTTTAAGCAGGCGTTCATAGCAGGACAGCGTCTGCGGATCCGCTGTCAGAATAAAGTTATTTGCATGGATCCGGGCGATTGCGTCTTCGGCTTTTTCAAGTTCTTGCGCCTCTGTTTCCATAATCGCAGAAAAGTCCTTTACCTCACGGAAATAGTCCGGCAAAACCTTCATTAAATCAATCTGCATGGATGACCACCTCTCCCAGGACCGGGATCTGCTGCATCTGCGCTGATTCCACGCACATGATGTCCTCCCCGGCCCCGTTCAGCATGGTATGGCTGACATTCACGATTCCCGGGACGTTCAGGATCGCATAGTTCAGCCTGGCAATGTATACGGGGACCGGATATTCAACGCGGTGGCTTACCAGCCCGCTCCCCCATCCCTTCCTCACGGAAAACAGATACTCCTCTGCCGCCTGCCGGATTTCCCCGCGCACATGTTCAGGGTCAGTCCCGGCCTGTATCTGGACGGTCAGTTCGATGGAGAGCGCCAGCTCTGTTGCTGTCGTTATCGTAACCTTTGCACCGATAGGAGCCATACCGTACCCATTTTCTGAGACATCCGTCTCCCCGTCGCCGGGCGGACAAATCTGGTTCTGTACCCGGGAAATTAACGTGTCTGTCGCCGCATTGTATTCAGAGTCTAAAATGCTGCATAAGACCGTCCCTCCCCCTTTCCACACCGGATAAACCTGCACAGCCCCTACGCCGTCTATTTGAAGGATCTCAGACCGGTATGCGGCAATGTTTCCGCCAAACGGGCGGCTGGTAAGGGATTCCATGTAACGGTCGCGGAGGGATTCGTCCGTTTCCTCATCCGTACCGGATATCAGGATGTCCGTGAGAACCGCTTTCTTCAACCCTTTTACATGGGTAATCGGTAAAATCGGGCCCGTATACTCATTCCCAATACGCCCCGGAGTTTCACTCTCCATTTCATAACAGTAAAAACCTTCCCCGGCCTCCAGCTCCTTAACCGCTTTATACGTTAATACCTCCCGGCTGTTCATCGCTGAAAAACGGGCCCCGGCCGGGACCGGGGCGTCAAATTCGCCCCTTCTCACTGCCAGCGTGGCGCCTTTCCGCATGATACCGCGTTCCAGTGCCTTGTAATCCAAAGCCTGGCCGACAGCCGTGGAAGCAAACGCATTCTGCTGCAGCTGATCCAAAACCATATACATTCCTTCGATATACCAGGCCGCAGGCCCGATGGCAGTCTGGATCAGGGAACCTTCCCTTTTATCAAGAGAGTTGGATACCCGCCCCAGCATCGCTTTTTCAATCGCTTTGGCAGTGTATCCGGAAAAGTCTATCACAAAATCACCTCCTCCCTGAAAGTCCCAAACACAGTCACCACGTCGAACGAACAGAACAGCACTCCGTTTCCTTCTTCAGAAAAAACAAAGTTTTCGGCCGACAGGATCCGGCTGTCAGCCGAGAATGCTTCCCCGATCCGGCGCGGGATTTCACTGGTTATATAGTCGTATTCCTCGCCCGCCAGCTCCTCCAGCTCGCTGCCAAAATCCGATGAATAAATCTGCCACCGGAACCGCTCATTATGGAGGATAATCTCAACTGCCTGGCGCATTGCGGCAAGTCCGGAATCCATACCGGATACCTGACCCGACGGCCAGTCAATGATAAAGGTGTCTGTGGGCATATCCACAGAACCCACAGAAACAGTAAGGCCGACGCCCTCCGGTAATGTAGCCACCGCCCTGCCTCCTCACGTTATCTTTGAAAGAATAATATACTGGTTCCCATTCTGCACACGCAGCATCAGCACCCGATCGCCGGGTTTCAGCCCTTCCCTCACCGCAACGCTTCCGGATCCCCCCTGGACGTTTACTGTCCTTTCCTTTACGGTATCTGTAAGTATCAGGCCGGCCTCTGGTATTGACTGCATTGTGGTATCAACCTTTACCTTCAGCGGGGACGCCGACTCCACTGTCCCGGTCGCTTTGTCCGTCAGCTTCATGGCTTCTACCGCGTTCTGGATGGTCTGCTGTATCACTTCGATGAAATCAGGCAATGTCCATACCCCCTAACTGTTCAAAGGATTTCACTTCAATGCTCATCGTATGCGCGCCGCCCTCAAAGCGGTGGGTTACTTTTTCGGCAAGCAGCAGCCTGGATACGGCCAAATCGCTGACCGCCCCGATCCGGATCGGCACAATGGAGCCTGCGCGGATTTCCGGAACCCCCAGCGCCTCAATTGTTACGGTCTGTAAAACCCGGTTATAATACTTCAGGTACAGGCCGCACATCTCGTCTATCTGCGCTTCGTTTAAGTTTTCGTTTATGACGCTGTAATACTGAAGGACGCCCCACTTTTTTATCGTCTCTGTATCCTCGTGGATATACACATCCGTCCGCCCGCTCTGCTCGTTTTTCCTGGCCAGCTTTATGCGGTTATAGGTCTCAGAGTCAATGTCCCGTTTATAGGTGAAATCAATAGCCAGGCTGCCGTCCCCGATGAGCGTCTGCGTCAGCAGATCCCTGGCCTCAACAAGAGTCAGGCTCCCGGCGTTGTCGTAAAACACAAAGATCTTTCCTGTCTGTATGATCGTCTGCGATAAGGCGTCAAAAATGATGTCCAGGCAGCTCTCATCTTCTTTAATCAGGCATGGGAAGATGTATCCCGTTTCTGTCAGCGTCCCTACAGTGAGACCGAAGTCCGCGGCGATCTGCTGAATGATCTGGGAGAGGGACATATTCTCAAATACATAGCTCGCATTGGCTTTGAGATACCGGAGCTGGTCGTATGCCGTGTACGTCGTTTCTCCTTCACGGTTCCGTTCAATTGTAAATATATAACCCTTAAACAGCTTCCTGCCTCCCGCCGAACATTCCACGCAGCTTCCCTCCATAAGCCCGACAGGGCCTGATTCCACGCATGTGAAGGTCATCCTGCCCGGCGTATCCATCCGGTTTGTGGTTACTTCCACTTCTTCTGCCACGTCCGAATAGTCTGATATAACTGTCTGGGCCATCCCCCCGGCAGGGCCTGTCCCTGCAGCCGTGGACTGTACCGTTAATGATATATCCATTCCGTCACCCCGTTATCTGTAGCTGGCTCTCCTGGACCCACCCAAAATTCCCCACATGGACAGGATATGCATTTCCGGATACGATCCTTGTCACCGTTGTACTTAAGTTGTTCGCTGTTTTGTGCGGGGCGGCCCCGTAGCTGCTGTACCAGTATTCCCCGTTTACAATCACGGATGCCCCCACCCTCAGAACCGGCGTTTCCACAGGTCTCGGAGCCCCGGCCTCCCCCTGCGCGGTATCTTCCCCGGTGTCAGGATCCGTGATGACTGCCACGGTCTTCGGGGAATACGGACGGTATTCCAAAAGCTCCAGCGAGTAATAGATATCATGGGGCTCCCCGCCTTTATCCTGTGTTTCAAAGGACGACACAATGCATTTCATATTTGTGTCATGCAGCCCGGAGCGTGAGATGATAAGGCGGCACTTCTGTTTCTTTTTCAGGGCCTTTTCAAAGCATTTCACATAGTATTCCGGGGATTTTGCACCGCTGTTGACATAGGGTTCACTCCGGTTGGCAGGAAAGAAGCCGTCCCAGGATACTGCTTTGAGGGACGGCTTTTGGGGCACTGCAACCTGGCCTACGCCTATCACGTCATACGTTTTATGGTCAGTCGGGTACTCTGTTTTAATCTCCTCCGGATTAACCGGGAGCTTTACCTTCTTCCCGCTGAATACAATATAAATGGAACAGCGGTTCTTTAATCCTGCCACCTGCCTGCCTCCTTATGTGTGTGATATGGCGGTATGGGAATTCATCTGCTCAATCAGCATCTTTTTAATATAGTCCGCCACCTCCTGCGGCTTCATCTGTCCGGATGCGCCTGCCGGGAGCGTGACGTTTATATTCGGGGCCATGGTTTTCAGCTCCACCCGGTTCATATAGCGGCGTTCCGCCAGATCGCGGTACAGCTTCAAATCTTCATCCGCCAGGCTGATTTCGCCCTCTACGTTTTTGACATTGCCGACGCTTCCGACCTTTCCGATGTTGCCAGCCCCTTTTCCGGAATACCCCGGTATCCCTTCGCTGCCTGTCCCTGACGGCGTCCCTGCAGCATCGGAAGCTGCCTTTGCGGATGCAATCCCCGCAAGGCGTTCCATCCGGTTACGTTCCGCCTGCCGCTCCAGGGAGTTTAAATAACGTTCCCTTTGCGCGGCGTCCTTTTCGGCGGCGGCATTCAGCGCCGCCACATTCGATGCCCTGGCCGCTTTTGACGCCTCGTTTTTAGCTGACGCTGACGCGGCAAAGCTTACCTGGCTGATTGCCCCAATCGCCACCCCCGGGATCGCATTTACTGCATTAATAAAGGAGTTCAGCAGGTTGATCGCACCGTTTACCATGCCCTCAATGTGTGTCAATACATTTACTTTCATATCCCCCATTGCGTCCCCAATATTGGCTCCGATGGTATACATTTTTACGTACATGTTAGTCATCCAGCCCTGGACAGCAAAATACCCGGCCATGTAACTGAGTTCAATCTCATCCCAGACGGTCAGGATATAGTTCTTAAATATCAGCCACGCTACGGTCATGCCGCCGACTGCCTGGATCCACCTGTAGATGAGCGCTACAACAACCCCAATCCCCAAGGCCACCCATGTAAGCGGGTTGGCAAGCAGTGAGGCCATCAGTTCTGTATTAGCCTTTTTGGCAATCCAGGCAGCCGCAGCCTGGGCCCCCAGGGCAACGGCCACAATCCCGGCAGCCGCAGCCACACCCAATAAAACAGGCGCTACCTTGTCCCAGTTGTTGTAAATAAATGCGGCTCCCTTTGCGATGGCCTGCAGCGCTGGCATTGATGCCTGCTGAACTGCATTCATACCGGATTGCCATAACTGGGCAAAGGTCATGGGGATCTCCGCAAATTTGGCGTTTGTCTCTTCCGCGGCAGAGAAGAGGGCATTTTTCACCACGTCGGACGTAATCTTACCCTCAGAGGCAAGCTCCCGCATCTTGCCGATATTGACTCCCATATACTCCGCTATGGTCTGTGCGATGGTCGGGGCCTGCTCAAGGACGGAATTTAATTCCTCGCCGCGCAGCACCCCTGCGCTCAGGGCTTGCGTAAGCTGTAATACAGCGGCGTCCGCCCCTGCCCCGGATGCCCCGGAAAGCGTCAGATGTTTATTAATTTGCTCTGCAAAGTCTACGATTTCCTGCGAGCTGTTAAATGCGTCAGGGGCCAGGGTCCCAAATTTACCAACCATGCCAGCCGTATTGTTATAGCTCCCCCGGGATCTCTGCGCCGCCTGGTAGATTCTTTTTTGCAGCTCCTCCGTGGTCTGGAGCCCATCGTTCATCATAGCAATCCTGGCATTGAGGGCGGACTGCTGGTCAGCGGCGGCCATAATGTCTTTTGTGAGCTTTATGCCCCCTGTTATGACAGCCGCTTTGCGCAGTTTATCCAGGATACCTGACTGCAGGCCCTCATCCCCGGCGGATCTCTGCGACTTTCTGAGCGAGTCTTTTGCCTTTTGTACGGAGGTAATCGCATCACAGGCTTTACTGCTCATGTTAATCAGGTTTCTGTACCCGGCTGAAAACCGGTCTACAAGCTCAAACACTTCCTTAATGACGGCCAATATCCTTCACCTCCCTGCTCTCGCGCTTTATCAGTTCATTCATAAGAAGCCGTTCACTCAAGCTCCGTTTTAATACATCCAGGGGGAATACGCCGTGATTGCACAGCATATAGCGGCACAGGAACGAATCCAGCGTATCCTCCCCGGCTAGTTTTTTGCCGTTTCCTCCAGCCCGTCTATATCCTCAAACCCGTTTAAGCTGTTAATCTCCTGCATGAGTTTTGCGTATTCCCCGGAAGACAGCATCTTCCCCGGCACATCCAGCGGATCGACGGTTTTATAATACGCGCACAGCTCCGCATCTTTAAAGTTAGGCTCTATGACACAGGCAGAGATAAGCAGCTTGCCGTACTTTTCGGTGTCCAGCTCCCTTACTGTCTGGCCGTTTACCTTACTTGTGCGCTGCGCCCGCCTTATAAGCCTGTCATTCGTCTCCTGATCGATCGCACGCAGGACAAACGGGACCGGTTTTCCGTCCGGCCCCTTTGCCCTCTTTGTGATGACCGCCTCTTTTGTCTCCTCCATCACCGGCGGCAGTAAAAAAGCTTTAATATCTCCCATATAATCAACCCCCTAACTGTTTCGGATCCTTAAACCAGTCAAGGACCTCAATATTCGTATATGAAAATGCGACCTCCATCTCCAGGAAATCGGAATCCGCATCCAGGATGGCTACGGGGAGTTTCTGGAGCTTGACGTTATAAAAGGCCACGGTCTGCGTCCCTACGCTTGAGCCCGGATCGTCGTTCGTGATCTGCATCGTAAAGTACGGCAGCTTCCCCGTTTTCAGATACGTCTGCAGAAGCTTAAGGAAGTACGGGGAGCCATAATAGATCGTCATCGTGCCGGTCAGCGATACGCCCGTGGTCTTTTTCTGCACCAGCGTCGTACCGACCACTTTAAAGTCCGCTTCCTGGAATTCGGCGTCTGACTGGAATTTTTTCATGCCGAACATCTCATGGTTTTCCCCGTTTATTGTCATGAACCCGCTTCCGGATTTCCCATTCAGCGCATCCCGCTCTAATAAAAAGCTCATGCCTTACCTCCTTACTCCGTATCGGTATTAACGGATACCGTAACAGATATATAGATCTTTTCAATGCTGTCTACCGGATGAAGGGCTACATCAATCAGGACAGAATCCACTGCTTCCCCCTGCCGTACCGTCACATCTTCCGGAGCAAAGTCGCGTATGCCGCCGTTGGCCTGCATTTCATTTAAATACCCGACAATCCAGCCTTTTAAAAGGTTTCGCCCGGTGTCGTTATTGTCGGTCTTGCCGATATAATACAGGCTGAACTGGCGGTATACATCATTGCAGAACTGGTTTAACACGCGCATGACGCGGTTTTTGGAATACTCCTGCCCTTTATCTGCTGTGAAAGAGGTCAGCGTATTGATATCGGTACAGACCTTAACCGTATTGAAATTGTCAATGAACACAATTTCCCCGGCCCGGATGGCCTGCGTGATCTCTGCTTCCGTCCTTTTGGGGGCTGCTTCCACCGCATCCGGATACTGCGCATAGGTGAGGGATTCGTTATACTTCGCCCCGGCTTCCGCCCCTCCCAGCCACCAGGCCGCCTGTCCGGCGCTTAAGACGGTCCCGTCGGACAGCTTTACGCCGTTATTGACGGAAATCACCCACTCGCTGTTGCCCGCCTGCGCATGGGCCATGACTGCCTGGCATTTCCGCCCCACTGTTTCAGAAATCCGTTTTACAAAAGCGGCGAATGCCTGTATCGTAGCGCTGTCGTCCCCGTCATATACCAGGATGTCAAACGGGTATGGCTCAAGGGCCTGCAGAAAACCGGCGTAATCAGCCGGTGAAACGGCTGGATCAACGCCCCCCGCCAGCGCCTCCCCCGCTGTTTCCGTAAAGCTTCCGCCCCCGGAAAAAATGATCCAGTTGTTTTCCCGGAGAGCGGAAATCTCAGCCGCGGACTGCTTATCCGCCACTCTGCCGTCTATGAGCGTAGACACATCCCAGAGCCCTTCTGTGTCGGGATCCTCCTGCACAATCACCGCGATATCATTTCCCCGGGTTCCCTCATACCTTGCCGTGACCGTCAGATCTCCGATTTCCGCCTTTGCTTTTGCGCCCCCTGTGCCTGCCGGGCGGTAAAGCAAAATCCGGGAGGGGCCGGCGGTGGTGTCGCTCCCCTTCATCATTTCCCGCAGAAATACCGCCTTTTTGTCTGTTATGTCATACCCGATATATGGGCGCAGATCCCCGCCGGGTATAATCTCCCGGATCACGCCTGCCGGGCCCCAGGAGAGCGGCTCTGCGATTGCCACAGTCCCTTTCTCCCCAATGCCGGGCCTTACGCTGCCCTGGGATTTGGTATTGATGTATACGCCGGGCTGTACTTTGTCCTGGCTTGTCCAGATCCCTCCTGCCATGATGATCAACCTCCTTTCAACACACGATCCAGAAGCGCCTTCGCCTCTGGTATGGAATAGGCCGGCCCTGTCAGGATTACTTTTGCAAAATCCCTCTGGTAACCGGCCAGATGCCTGCTTTTTAACAGCTTTTCCGTCTGGTATTTCTTTTCCGGCCTCTTCTTTGCCGGTTCTTTCTTTTCCGGAAGCTTCTTACGGCCTGATGTGGGCATTGTTTTCCTCCATTCTTCCCATCGGGTCTGTTCCCCTGCCGATTAACACGCGCTGTTTTATATGAAATTGATAGTGAAGTTCTCCGTCGTCATTCTGCCACTGGCGTTCATATGTCCGGATCATGGCCTGCTTTCCATCATATACATATGGGAATAACTCCAGGGCTTCATCCAGGCAGCCTGCGATGCGGAGGATTTCTGCGTTTCCGTCCACAATGTTGCGCTGCTGTACAAACACGATATCCACGCCCAGATCACGCATATAGCGGCTGCCTGGCTGGCTTTTGACTTCAGACGGCATGAAGAAAATAAAAAAACAGGGATATTCGGTTCCCTGCTGGTTTGGGCTGTAATATACCGGATAATCCGGGTACCTGCCCTGCAATACGCCTGCAAGGCTGTCAAGGATACGTCCCAGCGTAAAAATCACTTAAACGCCTCCTTTACCCGCTTTGAAAGCTCTGTCCGGACCGTTGAACGGTACTTTCCTACCGCCTTCTGTTTCATATATTTTCCCTTCACATAGGACGTCTTTGTACCGACCATGATTCCCATTGTGCCTGCCCAATCGCCATCGAGCCTCTCCAGCTTCCCATTATTAACAATTAAGTCGGGGACAAAGTGCTTATCCACCCTATGTCCATCGTTCACATAAGAAGCATACTGCATGTTGTTGGCAAGCACTGTGCGGAATATAAGCCCGCCGGACAGCGCCCCTCCCATTGGCACAGTCTGACTATCTGTTGTCCAGTGTTGTGCCATATCTCCGCTTCGCATATTTGTCCCAGCGATATCTGCCCCACCATTAGGCGGAGTATTCTCTGTCGCAACTCTGACAGCCTCAATCGTCCCTCCTTCAGCCACATCCGCCATAATCTTGGGGATGTCCTTGCCTGCCTTACGCAGCTCATTAAGACGTTTCGCCATCTGGCTTCCAAAACTTGACATCTTATCCTCCAATAATGTTATCCATAAGCAGCCCGACCTCTTTGTGCTGCAGGCCGGTAAGCGCGCCGCCGACCGGATCATAATACTGTACGGGACTTCCCGCAAAATACCGCTCCGGCTTATTTGCATGCCCCAGGTTCCCGCCCCGCACGATAAGGATCTCATCCCCGGCCCGGATATCCACCGATAAATCACAGGACATCTTTTCTGCTGACCGTTCACGGGCGGCGGCCTGTTCCATGGACGGAGGGCCTTTCTCCGGACGGTATATCCGGCAGGGGACAGGGGATGGATTTACCTTCTGCCGCTCCTGCCTTGTTAAGTTCCCCTCTTTCACCGGCACGGTCCGGTAAATATCCGCCGTATCCGTATACCATGTGCTGAAGATAGGGTTATTTAAGATCATATGGCGTACATACCTCCCATCCCGACAAGCCTTGCCATCGTAACAAGCTGGGAACCGTACTGTGTTGCATTCCAGGTTCCCCACTTTTGTGTCCCCGCTGTAACCGCGCTGTTATCATAGCTGATGGACGTATCGCCCATCGTTGCTGATTTTACCGCGCCCGCCTGAGCCGCTCCGCCCGCAGCCTGACCGGCATTGTCGGAGCCAGGGGACCAGGTCTTTAAGTAGAGAGCGGCAAAGTGGGCCGTATAAAGCCCAGCCGCGTACCGCCACATACTCCCCCACCGGGAAGGGAGTACGCTGTCGTTTGCCTGATCCACAAACATGTCCAGGATGTCTTCCGGCGTCAGGCTTTCCACACGCTCCTCCCCGCTCTCCTCCTCCGGAGGGATGCGTTTCGTAAACTGGGGGAAATCTGCATAGAACATTGCCGGCGTATAGCTTCCCTGCTCCCCCGGCGGCGGCACATTGGCCGCGGCGGCCCTGGCGGCCATAAAACGGGATGCCATTGGGTTTACACTGTTCCCAGGCCACATAAGCGTCAACTCCTGTTCTTCGGGCTGCGTTTCTCCGTTTCTTTTTCTTTGCTGTCTGAATCTGCACGGTCTTGTGCCGCTGCTTCTTTTGCATCCGGGCGGATGTCATTCGCAGCCGCTTTCTCAGCCGCCTCCTGATCTGCCTTCTCAAGCTGCCGATCCCCTGTCCCGGGCGGGATAAAAACCATCCCCGCCCGGATCGCGCGCTGTATCAGCCTGCTGGCCGCCACATCCTCCGGGATATCGCCGATAAAATCTTTTCTGATTTTATAAAGCGAACCATCCGGACGCCTCACATCATAATTTCGTTTTGATACAATAAACATCCATATCCCCCTTTAGATTCCGTCCATATAAGTCAGCGTCTGGTCGTAGAAGACCTCCACCTCGGATAAGTTGCCCGCGTAGGCCGTATCATAACAGAACTGCTCCGTATTGGGGCTTGTCATGGCCCGGGTCAGGGGCGCCAGCTCATCCATGGCAATATAACGCTCCCTGTTGCAGTAAACGACCATACGGTCCGCGCCGTCATCCCCCGCCCCCTTACACCATCTGGCCGCGCCGATGAATAAGTCGGAGCCGTTATGCTTTGCTACGTTATTCTCAAGCAGGAACGTAAGGATCGTCTTTTCAGCCAGCTCCGTGACTTTGGTGGCAGCGATATAATTATACTGCTCATACGGCATGATGATATGGTTCGGGATTGCGCCGAGATCATACTCTGCGCGCTCCCATCCTGCCAGAATGGCGTTATTTACATCCTGAAGGATCTGATCCGGCGTTTTGTTCCTCCACTCTGTCCCCGGTGTGGCGGCCCCATCAGACGAGGCGTCCATAACGGTGACATCCGGGTTGTTCACAAGCCCCGTGGTGCCATACCTTGCAAAACCGACATATGCATTCTCATCCATGTGCTTGTCATAGGTCATTCTTAAACCATCCCGGAGCAGGCTGTCGATGTTGCGCCCGGTCATGTTGCCGCGCTGCATGTCGATCCACATCACGCGGGTTCCGGCTGCGATCATATGCGTTTTAAATACTCCTTTGGAAAAGTCTGCCTGTACCATGGGGATGCCATTGGCCCCTCCGGAATGGATGACGCCTTCCCCGGAGCCTCCGGTCACGCCATACCCCACCTGCATCGCGGACACAACCTCCGCCCATCCGCCGCCGACGCGGATGGGGAGGTCACGGCCGTAGGTAAAGCTTGTAAGGGGCGTACGGACCAGCGTGTCGCGCTTTTCCAGCTCTGAACTCAAAAACGCCTGCCCGGAGGCAATCCCGGCCGCATCCATGTTAAAGACGGCCGCATTCCCGCCCTGCGCAGACCTGGTGGCGGCCTTCCCCAGGTCAAAGGTTCCTACATTTTTAAATGCCATTTATGTTCCCCTCCTTATACGTTCAGGATTGTCAGGATACGCAGCTCCGCCACCCCGTTTGCATCTGCCGCGCCTTTCCACTGGGCATTTGTAAGCGCTATGTTATTGCCTGCGTCAGCCGTTGCCTCAAAGCCTCCCACAACGGCGTTCGGTTTCGCCTGGTCTGCTTTTGTCCGGATATAGACGATGCCTCCGGGCGCAGGCGTTCCTGCCTGGCAGATGACATTGACGCATCCGCGTTTCATTACCGGGATCGCCTCCCCCGGACGGTATACGCCTTCATTCTGGTTCAGGAAATCAAGCGAGGATTTTACTTCGCGCACGGCGACTCCCCAGAAATTTTCTGCCGTGAAATCCTCCGCCCATGCCATTGCCGTCCCGTTTTCCCCCATCACTACCGGCGCGCCGAAGGGAACCTCCCTGTCTCCCCCAAGCGGCTCGCTGTCTACGGCCATATCAGGCTGCCGCGCATAGCTTCCGGCGTACCCGTGCTGCATTGTTTTGCCGATTACCTGTCCTTTCATGACTGATTCTCCTTCCTTCTGTGCGGGTTTAAGTTGTCATAAAGCGCCTGGATGGCGTCATAGTCCACCGCCCCGCATTTGTCTTCCGCCGCCCTCTGCGCGTTCTTTTTACTGGCCTCAAGGACAGCGGATATATCGTCTTTTGTCTCGCCTGCCGTTACAAAACTTATCAGGGCGTCTGATACGGCCCTGCGCTGTGTTTCATCCCGGATCGCGGCGATGGACGGCCTCATGGCTTTCAGGATCCCGGCCGCAATGGCCCTGTCCATCCCATAGGCTTTGTCCTGCCCTTCTGCGGGGACTACCCGGGCTTCCTCATCTGATGCGCCTTCCTCTTTTTTATCCCCGTCTCCGGACAGATGCCGGATGGCGGCGTCAATGGAATCGTCCGTTCTACTTTTTTCTGCCTTTTCCTTAGCAGCCAGCTTTGCCAGCACCTTTTCGACTACCGCATCAACAGCAGATTCATCCGCGGCTTCCTTTTTCTCATCCCCCTTTGTCTCTTCCTTTGCGGGAGCGGCTTCCTCCTGCTCCTCGAGCGCGTCGGCCGCGTCCATTGCAAGCTGTTCAATCTCTTCCGGGCTTTTGTCCTTTACGGCCTGCCCAAAGAGGCTGAATATCAGTCCTTTTTTCTTCATGGCTTTCCTTTCCGGCCTTCTGGCCTTTTCTGGTTTCTGTGCTGAATCTAAAATAGCAGCCCGTTTCCCGGCCCTTCCCCGGTCAACGACTGCTATATGATTACCCCTGATATTTTTTTGACTGTATGTACCATCATTATTTGGCACATATTCACATTCATATCCGCAGGAGATCTCCCGCTTGCCGTTTTGGATGGCGTCAATCAGTTCCCTGTCGTGGATATGTAAATCTGCCAGTACGTAGCCTTCCCATTCCCCGGATCCCTGACGGATGTTCTGGGCATGGCCTTTTTCGTAGGCCGCCACGTCATCCGGCCCAATCAGGCCCGGGGGGTGGTCGTTTGTGACTGGTTTTCCCTCAAATGAGGCCAGGGCTGCATCCGAAAAGACCTCCTCCGGGGGCCTTGTGACAGTAACCAGCCGGTCAGCGTCCGCCCCGGAAAGACCTGTCTCCCGCCCCAGGTACTCCTGATCTCCAATCCGGGCGATCGGGACATTGCGGCAAATCAAAAAGCCCTCGCCAGTTTCTATCTGGTTTGGGCTTATGGCGTAGCCGTAGTAAGCAAGCATTGCCTTTCTCCTTAATCAAATTCTTTTATATAAAAAGAGCGATCTCCAGATGGAAGACGCTCTGATTACCTCGTTATACCAGTTGCCTTTTCATTTTTTCTGCTAATATACTTGTTGCCGCTAATTTTAAAGCTATACTTGTTTTATTTCTGAAACATTTCTCCATCTCGTCTAAAGCCTCTACGGGAAGCAGGGATATAAGCTCCCGAAACGCCGGGGCGATATCAAATCCGCTTTTTGGTAAGGCTGTCTGAGGATGGGTTTTTGACAGCTCAGTCGTATCAGCAACAGGTACGAGTGCCGTTTTTTCCGGCGTTGGCTTCTCCTTTGCCCTGAAATAAAAATCCACTAAGTAATCATATACTTCCCACGCTTTATCTGTGTTCAGAGACTTAGCGTGGAGCAAAACGCCTTTTTCTGTCTAAAGAAGTATTTTGTTCTTCTCCTTCCCACGAAAATAAGTATAAAAATACCAGGCGTCCGTCAGGATGCCCGGTATGGACAATAATTTTCATCAAAATTCTCAGTACCTGGGAACGACTTGTCAAGGATTTCCCTTGGCACTTTTGTTTCGTATTTGTCGCATTTTCCAAAACCATGCCAATATACGCAATCTCCGCAAAGACTCGTAATCGGCCTTGGATCATCCCACCATCTGCTGTCTGAATAGGGCTTCCCCATTTCCCGCTATTCCTCCTCTAAATAAATTGTATTCCCATCTCTTTTTGTAACCCAAAAAACGCTGTTTCTTTTAAACAATATTTCCTTTTCCGTCTGGTTATATTTTAAAATATTCTTACCATATTTCGACTGGATCACATACTGGACAGGAAATGACTCATCATAAACTTCTTCTGAACAAGATAAATAGGATGTAAATATTTTGCGATCCCCTACTTTGTATGATTTCACAAAAGCATCAACATCTTCAATCCCGAAATCAGATAATGACCGATATACAACGCCCTTATATTCTGGCATCTTATCCAGTGCCCTGTCCAAATCCTGCGTCCACACCTTATACATCTCGGGCGGCTTTCCTGCATTCCTCCTCAAAGCTTCATTTAATGTATAAGATTCACTGCTAAGATATCTGTTCAGGGCATACTGTTCGCTATCCGTTAATTTAATTATACCAGAACTGCTTGCCTTTTCAATAGATTTTTTCCGCCTGTCTCTTAAAAGCCTCTGCCTTGCCCGCTCTTTCTCCCGGTAAGCTGCTATCTGTTTCTTCGTCCTGGGGTCGCGGTTCAGCGGATTCTTCTCCGGGCTGGAAAAATCCTTATCTTTTTGGATCTGCTTCTCCGTTTTTCCAATCGTCGTGTATTTTACAATGGCATGAAGACAGTTCGGATGAATGTTCAGGTATGTATTGGCCAGGTCATCCGGCCCGCTGGGGTCGATTTTCCCAAATGCAAGTGAAAGGGGCGGATAATCCGGGTTTGTCCCGCTCTTTGAATATACCCTGCCCTCCAACGGGGCGCACACCGGGCATGTACTCCCGATCTTTACAATCTGCCACAAATCATAATCATCCGCGGTAAGCACCGCCGCAACCTGCGCCTGCCTGGCGGTCGTCCGCACGGCCATGTTTCCGTAACTTTGCAGGCTCCAGTGCCTCCCCGCCTTATCAACGAACGCAGTAATGCCCCTGTTCTGCATCTCCCGGGCCATTTTTGTGGCTGCCTTATTCCATCCGCCCCCTGCGGCTTCCTGGCTTAATACTTCTTTAAGCGCTGCCTCCCGGAATGGATCCGCCTCCAGACGCGCGATCGTATACAGCTTCTGCACGCTTTTAAACGCTGTTTCAGACGCTTCTGTAAGCTCGCCGAGCAGGTTATTGCTTAACTGCTGCACAATGTCTGTCTGGGCCGCGGTGAGCACTCTGGCGTTGCGGTAGCCGGCGGCGTCCTTATCGGAGTGATAAAAGATGGTTTCAACCATCTTCGGCACATAGTCCCATGATTCGTCTACCATGCCCTGTAAAATCTGCTGTACGCGCTCTAAGGACGCCGCCTCCGCATACTCCACAAGCCCTGCCCTCCGCTTGCGGTTTATCTCGTTTATAAGCTCCTGTTCTGTCCTGAGAAACAGCATCCGCATAAAGGCGGCAACATCTCTTGTCTTTGGGGGGCGGATTCGTTTTATCCCTGTGCCCATGCTCAGATATCCTCCCCGTCGTCATGATCCGGTGCCTGCGTAAATTCCAGCCCCGCCAGCGGATCCGCCATCATGCGGCTGGACGTATACGTTTTGCCCCTGCCTGCCTCTATGCTTTCATCCGATATTTTGCTGAACATTCCCGTTTCATCCGCCATGGCCTGGAGCTCCTGCTGCGCTGTAGCGGAATCAATGAGATCATTCTGGTATGCCGCAAGGACAGCGTTCGTCTTCCGCTCCGCTATCTCTGCGATCTCCCGTGCATCCGGCGTCCACATGGGAGGGAAGTCGATATTAAGGCCGTCCGGTATCTCGCCCCACGCTGACAATGCCATCACCGGAAGAATGCGTTCGAGGATGCCGCGCAGCTCCGTCTCCCTGAGCCCGTCGATGTAATCATAATAATTCTGCATGTCCGACTCCCCTGTCGCGTTAAGGCCGGCCGGGGAACGCCCGAACAGTTTTGTCACAGGCGTGCGCGCTGCCCCGGCCACATCCATCATAACCCGGTCATATACATCCGGGAGCCCGGTAAAGGTGTACTGCGTATTATGGATGGCGTCCCCCTTGTTGATCACGCGCGTCCCGAAGTTGCTTTCCATGACGGACTGCGCCGCCATCAGGTTCCAGAACCTGCGCTGCATTTCTGTGTTGGCTGTCCCAAGGAGCTGGTCAAGCCCTTCCGTCTCCATGTAATTGATATTCGCCCTGAATGTCAGCGCTGCAATATTTCCCGCTACGTTGTCCCTGCGGACTACCTCGCTGTAAACCGCTTCAATCTCGGATTCTCCCCAGTAAAGCTCCGTCACCTGTTCCATCCACGGCAGCTCCCGCCCGATGAAGCGGATTACCCGGCTGTGATGCACACGGGCTGCCATGCGCCCTGTCTCATCATCGCGGATCGTGTAATACGCCGGCAGGCCAAAATCCGGATCCTCCGGATCGGATACAAGCTCCCCTTCCGGGTAAACGCCGTTCCAGCGGTCCAGGATCTGTATGCCGAGGAAGCTCCCGGGCATAACCGTATCCAGGTTAAGGGGCTCGCTTAAGTCGTTCTGCCCCTTTATCAGCAGTATGCCCGCCGCGCCCCCGTAAAGCCGTCCCCAGTACATCCCCAGAAGTATCTTTTTGCGTATCTGCGTCCGGCGCTCCAGGCGGCCCATCTGCTCCGTATATTCCGGAGAGATCCCGGAGCGGATTTCGTACCATTTCCGGATCATGTCGTTGGGGATCGTGGCAATGATGTTCTGGACAATCCAGTTATCCCGGTAGAGGCTTGTAAGGAGCTGGTAATTCCCGGTAAGCCGCGTCATGGGGTATTCCGTAGCGTTTAAAAGATCCATCGTCCCGTGGCCAATACGGGCTGCCGGGTTGGAAAAAGCGTCCATCGTTTCGATGGACGCCTTCCCTGTCTGTTTTGTGTCCGCCCCGGTACGGCGGGCAGTGCGTTTTCTGCTCATGCGTTACTCCCGGAATATTCTTTTATCTGACTGATAAGCATCTTTTTGAGGTTCTCTGCAATCTCTTCCAAAGTCATTACATTCTCCCCACTGACAGAGATGTTAATACTGGGCGTGAATATCATGCCCTTCCCTGTTGCTCTTGCGGACTCTGTATCCCCGACTCTTGCGTATTCAAACTCCGTTCCATCTAAAGGCTTATAATTCATAATGATCGGATGGCCGGACACGCCGCATTGGTTTTCCAGCCGCCGTTCTATTTCCCTGATATCTTCATAGTCTGTTACCGCTTTCTCCAACTCGATGCCGGCATTCCCAAACTCAATCCTTTCTTCCCTTTCATTTTCATAGCAAAAACACACAAAATATTTCATGTAATTCCTATCCTCCATTTAGGCAGTACCGTAAAACAGTAATAGCGCAGCGCATCCGGGCCGTGATCCAACTGCTTCACCGGTTTCTCCTCCCCGCGCTCTGTGGCTTTATCGTCCCATACATAAGACTGTAGCTCCGATCTCAGACCCGCGCAGGATTTATTTATCATAAGATTCTTTCGGGCAAATAATGTTGCTGTCACGCGTATCCCGTCCAGCACCTCATTATCCGCGGCCTTTACATAAAACCCACGGCCCCGCAGCTCTGTAATAAACGATGCCGCAGAAGGATCCACGACCACCGTACACTGATCCTCCGGCCGGCTTCCCATGAATTCTGCCATGTCATCCGCATACTGGGCGTCTGTCTTTTGCGGGGTCCCGGTACGCCTGGCCTCCTCAGAACGGCTGTCCCACCGGTATTCCCGATCAACCCAGACCGTCTCCCCATCGTCCCATATCTCCAGAAACACGCAGGGGTTTGTCGTTCCATAGTCTACCGTTATGTATTTCTGCGCAATTGACTTTAATGCTATGGGGCGTTCTTCATCCGTATAATAGTTTTCATCCGTACACATGGTATAGATAAGCCCTTCCGCCACGGCCCAGAGGCCCTTAATATACCGGAGAAAAAACACGCCGGCGTACATACTCCTGTAGCGCGCTTTAATCTCAGTATTCAGGCTCAGGTTGTCATCCATCGTAAAATGCAGGTAGATAAGCCCCTTTTCTTTGCACTTATCAATCCATCCCGTCTTAAACCAATGCATGGGGCCGGCCGGGTTGCAGTTAAACCACCACTTACTTCCCGCGACAGAACAGCGGCCCGTGGCCTGGTTGACAAAGCTCTCCGGCATGAGCGCCGCCTCATCAAAGAAAGCGCCTGCCGCCGTAATGCCCTGAACCAGATCCTGCGAAGCTTCATCTTTGCCGCCGAAGATATAAAAGTAATTGGTCCTGCCTTTCCTGGTCACCTCAAGCATGTTCGGCGTATCGCCTGACAGGTGATGGACCCAGCGGTAGCCCCGGCTGGTCAGCATCAGCTTTAAGTTCTGCAGGACATTCCTCTTAAAGGAGCTGATCGTTTTTCCGGCCATGATAAAGTTTTGTTCCTCAAACGTCTCCATTGCCCAGAAGATAAACCCCAGCGACATGGAGACGGTTTTACCTGAACGGATCGCCCCGTCTGCGATTATGCCGTTACAGGCGTGTACAGGCGTGTTGTCCATCCACCAGTTCATTACCTGGCGCTGTTTCTTTGAAAACGGTTTGAATTTAAATATTGGCTGTCTCTTCTTCATCTGGCTCTTCCCAGTCGTCCTGGCCTTTCAACGCCTCCAGGAACCCATCGTCCGGCTCCTCTTCCTCATCCGGCTGCCCATAGCGGGCGCGGGCTACATCCATCCGGAGCTTTTGCTCCTCCTGGTCTGCATCCGTCTGCGCGCTCTGGCCGGAATACTTTGCAACCGCTTCATACGCCTTTACGTTCCCCGCAAGGCCTTCTTTTATCATTGCCATGTTCAGGGCTGTTTCCAGTGTGCTCTCAAGGCCAAGGGCGTTTAAGAGGGGCGTCCACTCTTCGCTGTCTATCTCTGTTGTCAGAAGCAGGTTCAGCGTCCTGCGGAAATCGGCTTTTTTACGCCTGGCTTCCCCGGAAGCCTTCCCTCCGCGCCGCCCAAACTCTCTTACTTCATCCACGCTTCGTCTGTTAAAAGGGATTAAGTTTTCATTGTTTGCCAATCACCTCACCTTCCAATCCGGCTGCCTTTTTTTGTAAGAAAAGAGCCGCCCGAAGGCGGCCCCTTTTATGCCTATTCATTTTTCTGCTGAGCGATAAATTCATTCATCATTTTTGTCAACTGGGCGGCCTGGCTTATCCCTGCTGACTGACATGCGGCGGCAAAATGCTCAACCAACTCCCGCTTGAGTTTGTAGGACTTGGAGATCCATCCGGCCTTTTCTTCATATTTCTTTGTTGCAATGGTTTGCGGCTTAGGGTTTCCTACTGGCATTTCCGATCCCTCCATCTTCTGTAAACAGAACGCCCGATAAATCCGGCAGTGATTGAGATTACAGCAATAATCGCTATTTTCATAGTTGTGGATGATGACAATTTGTGTTATTCTTATAGGCAGGAAGGGCTTTCGCCCTCCCGCTTGCTATGGCGTCCATAGCTTGTCGATTATCAGTAAGATAATCCCTGTGATTAGTCCTGTCAGGAATTGAACCGCTATTTCAATCCAATTGACAGGACTTTTCTTTTTCTTACGACTTCGACCATGTGTCATCATTCTCTCACCTCCTTATGCTATAATCATAACATAAGGTGCACCATATGTCAAGTATTTTTTTATTATTTCATTTTTTTTCGCGAAAAAAAGCATCCTGTTAGGATGCTTAAATCTTGATTCTGCTTTTAATTTTTGTTTTTTTTTACTGCACGGATAGGAGGAGCCGGACGCCCTGGATTTCATGCGTCCGGCGGTATGAAAAAATGAACCCTTGCACCGCCAACCGTTCGCCTTTGGCTTCGATTGTATTGTAAAACGAACTTTCCGAATAAAACGAATTTTCCGAACTTTATTTTATCCCTTTTTCTTTCAGATACTTATCACGTATCATCAATCGCGGGTAATCCGGATTCCCACGATACCCTATCCGCTTTGCCACCTCCGCCCATCCGCACCCGTCTATGTAATATAGCTTGAATACCTGGCGGGCCACAGCATCCTCAATTTCCTCAATCCATTCCCGGACACCTGCCGCCTCTGCCTCCTTCCTGTCAAGCAGCCGGCGCTTCCTGTCATAACGCTCACCGTCGAAGCCGACCACAGCCTGCGGCCTCGGGAAGCCGTCCCGGTAATCGAAAATCACGCTGTGCCCCAGGCCGGAATCTGTAGTGTTCATCTCATCCAGCTCCAGGCGCAAAATTTTTATTTCTCTTATAACCTTCTGATACCCTTCCAGCCGCTCCCTTGTCATCTGCACCGGCCCCGCCTCCTTACTTTATATATCTGCCATTCCCGTGTTGCCTGTGATAGAGGGCAATCTGCGCGTATGTTACAGAATGCCCGCAGTCCAACGTAACCAGATGTTTATATTTTCCTGTCACCCGGCTCTTACGTATAACCGGACGGACATCCCCGCGCGTGCCGCTTTCTCTCCGGGCAACCGTTACTCGGAAAGTGTCCCCAATCCGGACGTTCCTTCGGTAATACGCCACTTCCTCCAGCGTAACCGCGCCTTTTGCGAGCGCATGAAGATACTTCACCTTTTCTAAACTTATTTCCATCACTTCCTTTTTCTGTCAGGAATTTGTAAGGCATTTCAGAAATCCTTTATCTCCCGGACAATCTTTTATCACATTTCCCCTGTATAGTAATATCCAACAGGGGCAATCCTTTTACATAAACTTTTTCATACCCATGCCGGCCGGGAGAAACCCTGGCCGGCGCCTCCTTTTTAAGCCTGCATGTTCTTACCCGCCCACTGTTCGGCCATAGCCTTTGCAATGCCGGGATACGTCTTACTGCGCATTTTTGCCCTGTCCTTACCCGGCGGCATTTTCCACACCCTCTGTTCCCTGCCCGGGACAATATCCACAGATTCCAGCTTCGGCAGGCCTTTCAGCCACAGGCATGTCCTTTTTGTCTCGCCGTGTCCAAACTGCCACGGCTGAATGATCTGATCAGGCTTCCGGTATATACCGGACATAATCCCCACCGGGTTTTCGATTGCTGTCTTCGGGCAACCACAATTCGCAAACATCATAAAAAACTCAATACTTTTCTGCTGGCGTCCATCCTTTCTTTTCTGTTCAAAATACCTTGCCCCGGATACAGCCAGATCGGTACATGGAGGGAAAGCGATAACCATATCCCATCTGATTTTCAGAAGCTGTGTTACGTCCTGCTGTAAGTGCCACTCCGGATGCCCGCCTGAACAGGGCTCTATGTCGCAGGAGTAAGCCTCATGGCCCAGCCTGCGCAGTTCTTTTGTGACTGCCTGCGATTCCTCGCAGGCTACTAAAACCCGCACTCATGCATCGCCTCCTTTTCTCTCTGCTTTCAACGCGGATTCGGCTTCTTCTCTGGTGAGGAATACGGTCTTGCCAAAATCATCATCATGAAATTTGAACCAGCAACCTTTATTTCCAGTAAATTCCATTTGATACACCTTTCTCTTGCTTTCGTGTATCTCTATTTTCTTTAATTCCATTTTCCGTATTGGATTTTGTCCCTTTTTCTGCCATACAACGAAAGATCTATCTCCCACCGCACAAGGCAGTTCCAGCAGTTTCCCCTGCTCCTCTAAGTCTTCGTATTCAGCCAGTTTATTAAGCACCTCTCTGATTGTGACATCTGGCTTTGCTTCTTTCGTTCCGCTTATTGTCAGTCGCTCCATATCTCCTTTAAATTCCTTTCTGTAATATGGCAATCCATTCATCCATTGTTATCTGCTTTTGCCTGTGGGACTCTTCAACCTCAGATCTTACTTTTCCAATCACTTTTGCAAGCAGGTTCATCCCACACCTTACGCCCTCATCATGATAATTATTATATTGCTTTGCTAATGCCACCCATGCATTATGAAGGCTTTCCACGACTTCCGTGTCTGTCATTTTCTTTGTAACCCCCTGCTTTCACACTGATAAATGTACCAAAAAAGAATAATCCCTATAATATCGTCAACAATCCTGTGCTGTACAACCCCGTAAAATATCAGCTCCAATGCCTGCCATAAAATAACAATTAAAATATATTTTATGCTGGCAACAAACAATAGCCTCATCCTTACTGCCTCAACTGTTTTGCTGCATCGTCAGCGCTCACGCAGACCTTATCCTCCGGAAAAATGTATACATCAATACCGTTTTCCTCCATACTCTCAATACACATCTCCTGAAGCTGGCCGGCAAAGTCATTTTCCAGGCCCGAATATTCCGGACATACAATCACATATCCATTACACAGGCCATGAATAAATAGCCGCTGCAATCCTCCCCTGTATCCTCATCCCCGCTGATACAATAAACCGTATCCCCCGGTTTCATGTAGCCAAATTTACCCATCCTTATCTCCTTCCTGACGCCAATCTACATTCCTGTCAAAAATAGGGATATAAAGCTCTTTTCGGCTTCTGTTCCGGCTCCTGTTTTTGGTTCCCGCATGTATATTTAAGCTCTATGGCTTTTATGCCGCCCCCATCGTCTGTATGGACCTTCATTTCCACAAGCTCCATTTTCTCCAGCGCCTCCTTCAGGGACTGGTTATATAGTTCATCCAGTTTCATTCTGTTCCTCCTCAGACCTTCATGCTCATCTGCCGCTCCGTCTGCTCAAAATTCATCCACAATGTTTCCACCCTCCTGTCGCCGCTCTGCGTCCTCGCCATCGTCTGTACTTTCCGCCATCCGCCCAGATACTCCCTGTACAGCTCGCAGTCATAGCCTGACAGCATCACCTTCGCCTGGCTGCGGCACAGCTCTTCCAGAAGTTCCCTGTGTTCCTCATCCGTCATCTCGTACCGGTACTGCTTCCGGGCCCGGGTAGAACGCACATAGGGCGGATCCGCGTATATCAGCACATTTTCGTGGTTAAATGCCTTTATCAGCTCCAGCGCCGGCCGGTTCTCGATCTGCACCTGCTTAAGCCGGGCGGCTGTCTGTCCAAGCGATTCCGGAAGCCGGTTCCAGTTATGGAGCGCATAGGCCGCTTCCCGGCCGTGGACATCCTTTTTCCACCCGCAGTTTTCGTTCAGCCGGAACCCGTGGCTCTGCATGGACCGCACCGCAAAATATCCCGCCCGCTCAACCGCATCCCGCGGCGGCCGCTTAAAACTCTCCTCATACGCCTCCCGGGCATAGGGTGTATGCCGCAGCCAGTCCACGAGCTTTTTTCGGCTTTCTTCATCCCGGATCACCCGGAAGAAATTCACCACATCCCCGTCCAGGTCATTTATGGTTTCAATGGGCGCCGCAGGCTTTTCAAACAGGACCGCCCCGCCGCCGAAATACGGTTCCAGATAGCTGTGATGCTCCGGCATCTGGGACACGATCCAGGGGGCCAGCCGTCTCTTCCCTCCCGGGTATTGCAGCAATGTCTTCATCCCTCCCCGGCCTCCTCCCCGCCAAGCTGTCCTATAGCCCATTCAAGCGCTTCTGCATCCCGGGCCCAGATCTCCTCCCCATATGCCGCCATGTAACGGCATTCTGCAAGGAGATTTTTAAGCTGGGCAAGATATCCTGTTTCTGTCCCCGTCATCCGTCTACGGCCTCCTTCCTGCCCATCATGTCCCACACCATCCGGTCATAGTCATAACCGTGGGATTCCAGGTTATGGAACCGGTTTGGGGGCGGGGCTTTCCCCTGCCGCCCCTTCCTCCCCCTCGCCTGGAGGATCAGCGTTTCACACTTTTCGCGCAACTTTTTCGTGCTCCGGATATTGCACTGCCAGAACGGGTCTGCCACCGCATACTCCAGCGCCTCCAGGATCTCCGCCTCGCTGCGCTTATCCAGCCGCTTCATGCGCCCAATCTCATCCGCCCACTTCCCCCTCTCCGCCTCCGTTTCAGGTGTCTTTGCCCCCGGGTACTGCCGTCTCAGGGAATCAGACAGACGGTCTACGCAGCGCAGCTCAAAGGAACCGGCCCCGTATTTAGGTGGTTCCGGCGGCTTTTCTGGTATGTCTTCAGACATACTCTTTTTAGTTTTTAGTTTTAGTTTATTTATGTCAGTACTTTGTACTGTCGTTTGTGCTGTATTTTGTACTGTCGTTTGTGCTGTACTTTGTACTTCTTTTGTGCCTCCCTTTGTACCCTCTTTTGTACTGTCGTTTGTACTGTAATCTGTTGGGTACAAAATACGGTACTTCGTACATTCCCCCCGCTTTCTGGATGGGATGAAATCAATCAGGCCAAGCTGCTTAAGCTCTTCCCTGGCGTTCATAAACGCCTTTTCACTCACATTCATGAGCCCGCTGATGCTTGCGTTTGTCCTAGAAAACCACTCTGACCAGCCCGATTTGTTGTTTACCATCAAAAGGGTATGGTAAAGCAACTGTCCGTTACCGGAAACCCGGATGCACTGGATCCTTTCATAAAATGTATTCAGCGCCCCTATATAATTCATACAGCCTATCACCAACCCTTCCTTTTGCGCCTGCCTTATCCGTTGTCTGCCGCCTTCCTGTTTTCCCGCATCTCCCTTAATTCATCCACGCCGCTGTGCGCGCAGAGGGGAATATCATGCCCGAGCCTTTTAATCCCCTGTTTCACCTGCCTGCATACCTTCCGCCATTCAGCAGATATAGAGGTTTCATATTGTGATAACATAACCGTAACGTCCCTTTCCTGAGAGGGGAGGGCTGTAACCTCCCGTCCGGGCAGCCCCTCCCCAAAAAGCGGTTTATGCGATAACCGTATATTTCGGCATCCCCGCAAGGCAATCGCGCAGCCAGTCCCTTATGTTTGCCATGGCCGCATTCTGCCAGGCGCCTCCATCCGCCTCAAACACAGCGCACTCAACGCCGCCTTTGTCGCCCTGGCGCATCCGGAATACAAAACTGCTTTCGGGCTGCGTCACCTCTGTAAATGTACGGAACGGCCGCAGAATGACAGGGTTCGGGACGATGGCGTCCCCGACGGTGGAAATGCCGGTTTTAATCGTCGCCTTCTGGGCGACGCCATCATCCCCGTACTGTGCGATGGACTCATTTTTTACCGTCCCGGTAAATTTCAGGAGGAGCTCCCTGTCGTCATTCGGCAGGAATTTTGCCTGGAGGGAAATGAGGAATTTTTCCTGCTCTATGTAACGGCCATAATCAAAATCCGGGACCGGGGCCGTCGCCTGCGCCAGCTCCTCGCGCTTCCTGTCTTCGTCCAGCATGGAGATCACACGGACCGAAACAGGGGATACCACCTGCACCAGCATCTTTTCCGCCGTCTTATCAATCCCGGCCTTTAAGTAATCAACAAGGCCGGTCAGCGTATGCATCTTAACCGGATCGGCCCGCAGCCCCCGGTTTACCCTGTGGATCTCCCGGTCTGTGTAATCCTCCCCATTGATAGTAATAACCTCCGCCTTTTTAAGGCCAACCACATACTGTAACGCATCCTTTGTCATATCCATTCCTGTTCTCCTCCTCATGCTTTCTTTGCCGCCCTGAAATCCAGGACATTTTCTGTTTCCTTAATCTCTCCCGTCTCCGGATCCACGGGCTTCCCGTCAATTAACAGTTCGGACGGGTCTGCCGGGCTGGATGAAAATGCCATCTGCCCGCGCACCTGGCTGCCGTATTCCTCTGCGTACACGTCCCCTGTGCCCAGGTCCGTACCGATCGCCATGCGTGTCTCAATCGGCTTGACAGGGGCGGTTTTCGTGTCCACAGAGACGCACACCGTGGCGTCGTCGCGGTCTTCGTTCTGCTGGAAAGTCAGCCGGATCGTGATGGCCCGTTTGACTTTCCAGGGCGTGTTCGGATCCTGCATGTTCCGGACAACGGTTTCCATGGCGCGGCCGAATTTTTCCTGCAGCGCGCCGCCTGTCAGCTCATCTAACGATAATCGTTCCATATGCTCCTTTCCGGCCCGCATCCATGCCGGGCCTCATCATTTATCCATCAATGGCCAGTGTGATATATTAACCATGGAGGGCTATTCATCCAGATATTTTTCTACCAGTCCCGAGTAATCCTGCGCCCGTCCCCTCCTGCCCCATTCATCCCAGAAATCAATAGTTCTGGACTGCGGCCGTTCCTTTGCGAGCTCCACATGGATTTTTAAGGGGATCGGGGCGGCGTCCCCAACCACCAGCACATCGCCCGGGGAAAACATGGACGCGCTGTCAACCACGCTTTCATTCCCCTCCGGGAGCAGGCCCTTAATCATGGACTTGTCGTTCTCATTGTTCAGCTTCCCGACAATAAAGCCTGCGCACTGTGCCATGATGGTTTTATTGAGCTCCGAGGGGCGCTGCGAGGCCACAAACAGTGTAATCCCAAACTTGCGCCCCTCTTTTGCTATGCCCTCAAAAACTTCCACCATGCGCCTTTCTGAGGCCGAGAGCTGATAATTATCCGGTATGTAGACATGGGCCTCGTCGCACACCAGCGTAATGGGCCGGAAGTCCGGGCCTGTCCTCCGCTGGATGTCAAATACCAGCTTTGTAATTGCCCCGATAATGGGGATGGCGACATCATGCGGCACGCCGGAGAGGTCAATGTTTTTAACCGGCTTATCCCCGCCCATCATGCGGTTGATCAGGAGGGGGAGGTATTCCTGCCCGACGCCGGCAAAAAGGAAGGAGTAGCGTTTATCAGAGGATAAATTCTTCATCAGGTTTAAAATACCGGTCAGTTTGCCGTTATACTCCCCTTTTGCGGTCTTTGGGGCCCCTTCTTTGGTATAGCCGGTAATGACGACCGAATCATTCAGGGACGCAATCTCACCCCTCAGTTCATTGAAGTCAAAGTAATGGGGCTTCCCTTCATTTGCATCCGGGCACAGCCTTTTAAAGCATTTTCGCAGCGCCGATGAAACAACCGTCGCCGACTCCTCCTTTACCCGGAGCAAATTGGCAACGACATCCTGGAACCCGAGGAGCCACAGCGGGAACGGGAAATCCGGCCCCAGACGGATATTGTCCACATAGGAGAGCTTCCCGTACTCCCCGTGGATATCAAACAGGATGAGGTTCGCGCCCGGCAGGCGGGAAGTCTCCTCCAGAATCTTTGCCAGCGTTTCCGACTTGCCGGAGCCGGTATTCCCGACGATACAGGAATGGCGCTGGTAGAGCTTATTCCCGTCTATAAAAGCCGGGGTGTCATGCCCCACATAATCGCCGATATAAAAGCCCGTTGTAAAATCTCCGCCCAGCATGTAAGAAAACTTTTGGTTGTCAATCCGTGTGATCACAACGTCGGCAGGTGGATAACGGTCAATGGCTTTCACAAACCTCCCTTCCCTCACGCTCCCGATAATGCTGCATTCAAGAGTTTTCATTCCCGGAAGTCCAGCGATGAAATCATCCCCGCCGATCCCGTCTTCCACATCGGTATTGATAAGGCAGTCAACGGATGCCACCAGCTCCACATCGCCGTCCGATACCGACAGCAGATCGTTGATACGGATATCGCGGAATTCTTCGTCGTCCGTCCTTAACTGGACGTGTCCTGTGTAAATTTTAATCAGTTTCATTATGCCGCCCTCTCTATCATTGGGTAAATCCCATGTTTTTTCAGTTCCTCATACAGGAACAGCCGTCCTTTCTGCGTCCATTCCGTCTGCATCATCACATCCGGCCGGCCATTTGAATGGACAATATCAATCGTTTTGCTGTGTACATATCCCTTGCCCTGGTACTCTGCGTAAAGAATCCACTGTCTTCCCACCCTGCGCTGGATGCGCAGCTCCGCCAGCTTCCGGTTCAGCGCTTTTGCCGACATCCCATAATCCTGCGCAATCTGCGTTATGAGGACAGTGGAGCTGCTTTTCAGGATAATATCAACATAGTTTGCTTTCGGGGCCAGTTCCCCGATCACCCGGTCCATGGTCCGGACGGATGATTCCAGCTCTTCAACCTTTCCCTCCAAGGCCCTGTTCCGCTCCTGTTCGTCCTTCAGCTTTGTGGCCAGCCGGATGAGGAAATCAGGGGAGTTGAGGGCTTTCCGGAGCGTGTCCTCTGTCATATATGCGCCGTGCCTGCGGATGGAGGGGATGATCTCATCCGCTACCATGGCCTGGAATTTCTCCGCGGTTTCGTTCCGGGCTTTCATCGCAAGGCGGTAAAAGATGTTTTCGGGGATGAAATCAGGCAGTTCATCATTTTCGGAATTTAAAATTCCGAAAGAATACAGCCACTTCTGGATGCCCTGGCGGTTCATCCGTTTATATTCCACCCCGTTCTTTTTATCTGTTTTTGTGATATCAAGTCCCCTGGCTACCGCCTCCAGCCTTAAATAAACGGTCCCATCCTGCTCATAGCAGTCGATCCCCTTAATATTTACAATCTGTAATTCTTTCAATAAGTTTTCCTCCCATCTGTGAAAAGCTGTCCCGTTATCCTTCCAACAGCGTATTATAATTTCTAATCCCCGCCCTCTTTACGCTCTTACAGTAGTCGCACACACCGCAGCAGTCCGGTTTTTCCGAGCCATTCTTTACAGCGATAAACCGCGGCATATTCCGCCCAATCTCCTGGAGCGCCATGTCAAGCGTCGCCTGCGGGATTTGGAAGATGTCCAGATCCGGGATCCGTTCCTTTGTAACCGCCGCCAGGTAAAACGGGAGCTGCCCATACCCGCATATCTCAGCGCCCTTCTGGTAGACGGCCCCCTGCAGGTCATACCGCCACAGGGGAAGGTTCCGGAAGTTTGCCACCACCTTTAAATCGGTGATACAGATCCCTTCTGAAAAGCTGTCCATCTTCATTTTCCACGGCGCGCCGAACATCCCAAAGGTGAGGATCTTCTGTTTTTCCCCACTCATAAACTGCATAAACAGGGGATCTTTCTTTACCC